ACACTAGCAGAAACAATTAGTGATACTGTAGGAGCTATGGTAACTTCTAATACAGAAACAGGAGTTACAGTAACTTATGATGATAGTGATAATACTTTAGACTTTGTTATTGGAACACTTAACCAAGATACTACAGGTAATGCTGCAACTGCTACAGCTTTAGAAACTGCTAGAACTATCGGTGGTACAAGCTTTGATGGTACAGCTAATATTTCTGTAGCCTTGGCAGATACAGCTACAGCGTTAGCGACAGCAAGAACAATACATGGTGTATCTTTTGATGGTACAGCTAACATTGATTTATCAGAGGTTATTCAAGATACTGTAGGAGCTATGGTATCTAGTAATACTGAAAGTGGTATTACTGTAACTTACGAAGATAGTGATGGTACATTAGACTTTACAGTTGGTACATTAAATCAAAGCACAACAGGTAATGCAGCTACAGCTACAGCACTTGAAACAGCTAGAACAATACACGGAGTAAGTTTTGATGGTACAGCTAATATAGACCTAACAGAGGTTGTACAAGATACAGTTGGTGCTATGTTTAGCTCTAATACTGAATCAGGTATTACAGTTGATTATCAAGACTCCGATGGTACGATAGATTTAACAGTAGGAACTCTTAATCAAAACACTACAGGTTCAGCAGCTACTTTAACAACTGCAAGAACTATTGGTGGTGTAAGCTTTGATGGTAGTGCTAATATAGTGCCTACAACATTTAATGCAGCTACATTCTCTGGAGATGTTAATGTAGATAGTGGTGTATTATTTGTTGATGTAAGTGAAAATAAAATAGGTGTCAATCAAACTTCACCAGATGTTTCACTTGACTTAGGTTCTAATACAGACTCAATACATGTACCAGTAGGTACAACAGCACAAAGACCTTCTTCACCAGCAGCAGGTTATTTTAGATATAATTCAGAAACAGGTAAGTTTGAAGGTTATACAACTGAATGGGGTGCAATAGCCGGTGGTGGTTCAGGTACAAACATGGACACCAATATCTTTACAGGTGATGGAAGTGATACAACTTTTACATTAAGTACAGCTCCAGACAGCGAAAACAATTTAATGGTATTTGTTGATGGTGTTTTCCAAGCACAGAATGTTTACTCTGTTTCAGGAACTACATTAACATTTGCTACAGCTCCTGCTAATGGTAGAGTTATTACAGTCTATCATAGTACAACAACTGTAGGTGGTTCTAATAACTCAATAGCTACAATGACTGGAGATGGTTCTGATACTACATTAACATTATCAGTTGCTCCAGTACATGAAAACAATGTATCAGTTTACTTTGATGGTGTTTATCAAAACAAAGATAGTTTTTCAGTAAGTGGTACTACTTTAACATTTGGAGTAGCCCCACCTTCAGGTGTAGCAGTAGAAGCTATAACTGCAACTAATACAAGTATTACAACAGCTACACAACTAAGTGATGCCGATGGTGATACCATGGTTCAAGTAGAAGAATCAAGTGATGAAGATAAAATAAGATTTGATACTGGTGGTACTGAAAGAGTTATTATAGATTCTACTGGTGTTGGTATTGGTACAAGTAGTCCAGATGAAAAATTAGTTATTGATGGCGATGCAAAAATTAAAAGCACTAATAAATTGCATTTTACAAATACTTCTGACCAAGTATTTATTCATGCACCTGCTAGTAATACATTAGCACTTTCTACAAATAATACAGAAAGAATGAGAATGACAAGTACTGGTGCAATAGGTATGGGAACTACTCCACCTTCTGATACACATACTGGTTGGACACAAGTTTTTATAGGTCAAAAAGGTTCAGTAATAAGTGAAAATGCTACAGGAGTTCATGGTCTTGATGGTACTTTTGTTACAGATAATATGTATGTTGATTCTGATACAGGTGCTTTTGCGTACATTGAAGCTAATGAATCATCAGCTTACAGACAAGAAGCTGGTATTCACCAATTTTTTACACAAGCTAGTGGTAGTGCAGGAGCAGCAGTTACATTATCTGAAAAGATGCGTATTGATAGTACTGGTAATGTTGGAATTAACACCAGCAGTCCTAGTGAACCACTGCATGTAGTAGGCGATAGAATTATGTTAGTTGGTGAATCCTCTGGTGCTGCTGCATTATCTTTAAGAGCTGATGGTAACGCTGAAGCACAAGAAATAATTTTAGGACAAGGTTTTGCTAGTGGAACAGATGATGTAGGATTTTTATACAATAGAGCCAATAATGATTTTGTATTCGGTACTAATAATACAGAAAGAATGCGTATTGATTCTTCTGGTGATGTTCAAATAGGAACAACATCACAAATTTCTAATGCAAAAGTATCAATAGTAGAAGCATCAACTGATGCAGCATTGTTTATAAGAAAATCAGATGGAACAGCAAGTTCTACAAATACATACATACACTTTGACATAAGTGGAGGTGGTACTGCTGGTGGTAAAATTACATTTGGTTCAGGTGGTTCACCACAATTTACAGCTACTTCTGATGAAAGATTAAAAGAAAATATAAAAGATGTGACTGGTTGTTTAGATAAAGTTATGGCTCTAAAACCATCTTCTTTTACATTTACAGAAAGTAATTTAGATGTGCCTTATGGATTTATTGCACAAAATGTTGAAACAGTTTTACCTGAATTTGTTTCAAATGATGAAAATGGTTACAAACAAATTAGTGAAGGATTAACAAGTCCTTACATAGCTGTACTTACTAAAGCATTACAAGAATTACACGAACAGGTTGATGCCTTACAATCTGAAATTAATAACTTAAAAGGAGAATAAATATGGCAATAGGATATACTTGGGATGTTAGCACTTGCGACACATACCCTACAAAAGATAGTAAAAGTGATGTAGTCTATAATGTACATTGGAGACTTACAGCAACTGATGATACTAATAAAGATAGCGATGGTAATAACTGGACTGCTACTTGTTATGGTTCACAGTCTGTTGACACTTCAGACCTTTCAAGCTTTATAGAATGGTCTAGCTTAAAAGCTAGTGATGTTCAAGGCTGGGTCGAAACAGCATTAACTGCTGATACTGTTACAGCTATGAAAACTGCATTAGATGCTGAGATAGCTGAGAAAGTAACACCTACTAGCGTAACTAAAGTACTTAGCTAGTTATGGAACTAACACCTTATTTATTTTGGAACATCTTTATAACTTTGGTGTTAGCTCCCGTGCTTTATGGTATTCGTGGTAATACTGCAGAGGCTAAACGGATTGACATACTCTTAAACAAAACTCGTGAAGAGATTGCAAGAGACTATGTAACTAAACAAGAATTAAAAGATGATATGAATACTCTAATGGATAGAGTAGAAAAATTACACGAAAAGGTTGACAAATTATTTGAAGTAAAATGAAACGAGCAGTAATCATAATGATGACAGATAAACCTAAACTTCTTATGAAGCTGCTACATCGTGCAGGAAAAGATAATGGCAAAAAAAGAAAAGAAAAAAAGAAGAAGTAAAAGAAATAGATATACTACAGGTGATAGAGTAGATATGCGTACTGGTGGAAGAGTGTCTAAATTTCATGGTGGTCCTCACAATGAAGATGAAGACAAAGAAAGATTTGAAAGACGACAAGAAGAATTAAGAAATAGATTTTCTGTTGATAGACAAAATCAAATACAACCGGGGAGTGTACCTCCACTTATTGATAGAAATAGTGGTGATGACAATATTATTGATATTCCCGGTATTGGTGGTGGAGGAAGTAACGTAGGTGGTGGAAGCACTACTGCATCTAACGAAAGAAGAGAAAGAATTGAAAGGTCTGCAAATTTAGTAGAAGGTGCTGCTCAAGGTATGCTACCAGAAACAGCAGTAATACCTACAGCAAGAAAAGTAGGAGATGTAAAAGACCAAGAACAAACAACTATGGCACAACCAACTTCAGTTACAAAAACTACTGCAAAACAAACTACTCCAGAAAAAGTTACAACTATAGAATCAGATAAAGTAGCTCAAGCAGAAGTACCTTTAACACAAATAGGAGTTGATGCAGAAGGGCAACCTATTATGGGAAGAATGACTGCTTCAAAAATGGGAGCAGCTACTGTCGATACTAAAGCTCAAGTTGAAGCTGCACAAGGAACATTATCAGATGGTGCTATCGCTGAAGCTGCAGGAGTAGATAAAGTTGCTACTATTGAGGGTGCTACTGTTACTGTTCAAGAAGGAGCTGTAGCAGAAACAATTAAAGGTACATTAAGTCCAGAAGCAAAAGCTATTGCAGCAAATAATGCAGGTACTAATTTAGCCAGAGTTACTAGAGCTAAAAAACAATTAAGAAATGCAGGATTACAAGAAGATGCTATTACTCAGTTAGGTAATAACCCTGAAGCTTTAGAAGATAAATTAACTGATTTTACAGAACAAGAAAGGGGAGTAATAGCTGGATTACCAGAAGAAGCTTTAGTATCTAATCAATTAGATAGTTTGTTAAGTGGTATGGAAGAAGGTGAAATACCTGCATGGGCTCAACCTGCTGTTGCTAGTGTAGAAGCTATGTTAGCAAGAAGAGGTTTAAGTGCATCTAGTGTCGGTAGAGATAATTTATTTAATGCTATTATACAAAGTGCTATACCTTTAGCTCAAAGTAATGCTCAAGCTATACAACAAAGTGTAAGTCAACAAAGAAGTATTGAAGCACAAGTTGCTGAATCTAATGCACAAAGAGAACAACAAGCTGTTTTAAATAATGCTAAAAATGTATTTCAATTAGATGTAGCAGAATTTAGTGCTGAACAACAAACATCTTTAGCTAATAGTAAATTTTTTCAAACTATTAGTTTAACAGAGGCTAGTGCTGACCAACAAAGCACTATACAAAATGCTGTATTAATGTCTCAAGCTAATTTAGCTGAAGCTAATTTAAATCAACAAGCACAAATACAAAATGCTAAAAACTTTTTACAAATGGATATGGCTAATCTTAGTAGTGAACAACAAGCCAATATGTTAAAAGCTCAACAAACACAACAAAGAATTTTAAGTAATCAAGCAGCTCAAAATGCATCTAATCAATTTAATGCTACAAGTGAAAATCAAACAAATCAATTTATGGCAAATTTAAATGCACAAATAAATCAATATAATTCTTCTCAAGCAAATGCGATGAGTCAATTTAATGCAACTCAATCAAATGCTGCAGAAGCTAGAAGAGCTGGAAGAGAAGCTGATATAAATAAATTTAATGCACAACTTATAACTCAAGTAGACCAGTTTAATTCTCAACAAGACTTTGCAAGAAATCAATGGAATGCACAAAATGCTGCTGCTGTTGAAGCTTCTAATGTGCAATGGAGAAGACAAGCAAATACAATTAATACTGCTGCACAAAATCAAATTAATATGCAAAATGCTATGAACGCATTTAATTTAAGTTCTCAGTCTATGTCATTTTTATGGCAAGAGTTAAGAGACCAAGCAGATTTTGATTTTAGAGCTTTTGAAAATCAAGAAAATAGAAATGCTCAAATACTTGCAACAGCTATTGCTAATGAAGGTAAATCAGGACAAGTTTATGATGACTATTTAACAAGTTTAATAAGTTCATTAAGAAATTCGTATCAATCAGGACTAGGATAATATTATGGGATTTTTAAGAAAAGTAGGTAGAAAAATAAAGAAAGGAGTTAAAAAACTTTTTAGTAGTAAGATAGGTGCTTTTATAGGAAGTATAGCTATTGGTATGATGTTAGGACCATTAATAGGTAGAGCCTTTAATGGTATAAAAGGTGCTTTAGGAATAACGCCTCCTCCTACAGTAAATATACCTACAACTCTTCCTGCTTCAAGTGCTGGTGCAACTACTACTGCAACTGCTGGGGCTGGAACAGTAGAAAGTATTGCTGCAGGAACAGATGCTTTATCAAAAACTGTAACAGGTCTTACAGAGGGTTCAGCTTTAAGTTCTGCTACAGGAACAGCATTGCCTTCAGGTCAATTAAATATGGCAGCAATAGAAAAAAGTATTGTTAATAGTCCTCCAATTATTAGTGATACTGTTACTGGTTCTCTTAACAAACTAGCCAATAATTTAAATATACCCGGATTTGAAGGTAGTTTACCAAATTTTGAAACAGGTAATATTTCAGATAGATTAATGACACCTACTGATTTTGTATCACAAAGTAAAACTCCTACTTTAGGACAAGAAATAAAACAAAATTTTACAGATTTAGGAAAGGGTATAAAAGAGTTTGGTCAAGACCCAATAGGTAAAACTAAAGAACTTGTAGGACCAGATTTTATTCCCGATACTGCAAGAAGTGTAGTTGGTAGTTTAGCTATAAATACAATTATGGGAGAGCCAGAAGAACAGTTTCAAAGTGCTGGTGTAGCTTCTCAACCAATGCAAGAGAGTGCTCAAGGAGCTTATGTGAGAGAGGTACAAAATCAAATACCTAATTTACCAGCTACAAACTTTCAACAACTAAATCAAAGTTTATTGTTTGGTACTCTTTCTCCACAGTATTTATTAGGACAAGCACAAGTATATTCATAGGATAAAATTATGGCAATTTCAGAAAAAGCAATAAAATTTATATCAGATAGTTTTGAAACAGGTAAAGCTGTTCCCGGACAAAGTTTAACTAACTCCCCAGAAGATGCATATAACTGGGAAAAACCTTCAGAGTTTACTAACCCAAAAGAAACTATGTTTTATATTTTTGAAACTCTTACAGTTCCAGAAACAACTACAAATATTTTATTATCATTAAGTAATGGTGTAGGAGTTATTGATATTGCTTCTAGTATTCTTTATACAGGATTTTTAGAAGGTAAATGGAATCCAGACTTAATGACACTTATGGTTGAACCAACTATGTATATGCTTATAGCTTTAGCTGAAAAAGCAGAAATAGATTATGTGTTAGATTCAGGAGATGATAAAGAGCCCATAGAAATGTCTGCAGATAAACAAATAGAAACTTTACAAGGTGGCATAAACGAATTAGATAATATAAGGAAACAAGCTGTAAGTAGAGTAAATCCACAGTCCGTACCTACAGAAGTTAGAGAAGTTATTGAGGAAACTGAAATACCACAAAGTTTATTAGATAAAGTAGAAAAACAAAAAAGCAATAGCTTATTAGCAAAAGAGGAATAATATGTCAGATTTTTTAAAAAGTTTATTAGATAAAAACCCCGGTTCACAAACAGGAGACCTTATAGGAGCTTTCTTATCTAATAGAGATAAAAAAGATAATAGAGCTAGAAATGTTTTATTAGCATCTTTATTTTTTAATGCTAGAGAAGCTAGTATGCAAAGTAAAGTAAGAAAAAATTTAGAAGAGCTTGAAAGACAAAAAACTTTAGAGGTTGCAAAACTAAATAATCAATGGACTAAAAGAGTTGAACTGTCTAATCAATACGAAAATATTCAAAAAAATGGAGCTTTAAATTATTATAGAGCTGATGCTGAAAAAGCTTTTAATGATGCACATACTCAAGAAAAAGAATTAATGAGTTTACAAGGTGGAGATATTGCAAAATACAAACTCGATTGGATGACAGATTATTCTGACAAACAAGAAAAAGAATTTATGGACACATATAATAAATTAGATAAATCTATTACTACTAAAGAAGAGTTTACTAAACCATACATGGATTACTATCTAGCACAAAGAGATAAAATAGCTTCTCCTGCTAATGTAAGTTTAGTTCATAAAGCATTTAGTAAAATAGGAATAGGTAAAGATAAAGAAGAATATGCTGATAAAGTTGAAAAATTAAAATTACAAAGAGAAGCAAATCAAACTAGAATAAAAGGATTTACTCAAGATGATATAGCTCGTATTAAAAAAGAAAAAGGTGAAATAAGTGGTTTAAAAATTAGTAATGCAGATTTAACCACATTATTAACTCAAAGTGGTTTAGCTGAAGCTGGAGAAGATAGTTTAAGATTAAGAAGAGGAATCAGAGAAGAATGGACGGCTGGTGGTATGACATACAACGCTGCTGTAGATGCAATAGCTTCATATCAAGAAGGATTTAATGCTAAACTTAATTTATTAAAACTTGAAGATGCTGAAGACACTTATAAAGAATTAAAACCAGAACCTGAAGATAACACATCATTAGAATGGAATACTTGGAATAGAGGATTACAATCAGCTAAAAGAAAAGTATTAGGTATTGAAGATTTAACTCAAGATACTATAGATAAAGCTAATGAAATATTTGATTTAACTGTTGCAATTAGCAATGGAAAAGATAAAGGTCTAGATGTTAAAGAATTAGAAGAGCAAAGACAAGAATTTGTAAAAGATTATATCGCAGAAATACAAAGAAAAGCTGTTGGTGGTATTAATATAGCAGCAGTTGAAGCTGAAATTATGAAAGGTAGAATGGCAAGAGTATATGAAAAATTAGATACTGGTGATTTAACTCCAAATGACACTATGCTTAATGTGTTAGATATGGATAAATTACCTGCTGATGTACAAGAAAGAATTAGAGGAATGAGTTTAGAAGATATAAATTCTAATCAAGAAATTTTAGGAGATTCATTATCTTTATTTAGAGAATTACAAACAGAAGAATTTATTAGGCAACAATATAACTTAGCTAGAATATTTTCTAAAGAATCTATTGAGAATCCTGACCCGTTAAATTTAAGACCATAAAATAAATTAAAATGCCTTCACTATACGAACAATATAAGTATGAGAATAATATAGGTAATGTAAATGATTTAGAGGAACTTAGAAGACTTTACAATACTACACCTTCTTATCAAAAAGAATTTGGATTTGCAGAGTTTGTAGATATAGCTACAAAAGATTCTGTAAAACCTTTAAGTGGTGATATACAAAAGATTACATCTCCTGAATTACCACCTGACCCATTAAAATCAGACCCTGACTTTTATAGAAAAAAATTTGAACCAACTTATAAAGATTGGGTAGGTGATAATTTACCCTTTAAAAATTATAGAAGAACTATGGGTGGTATTATTGATGAGTTAGTTACAGGTAGTGCTAAGTTACTAGGAGATACAAGTTCTGTTTTAAATACATTTGGACAAAGAGAAGTTTTAGAAAAAATGGCTCAAGATAAAAATATGTCCTATGATGAATTAGTTAAGCAAATTAATAAAAATAGAAATGATAGTATAGATAAAGGTGTGTCTACTGTATTAAGACCAATAGTAGGTGCTGATATTTATGATAATAATACTATTCAAGAACCTGAAGGAATCATAGGTAAAGGTGCAACTAGTGTTGTGCCTTTTGTTGTGGGTCTGAGTAAGTTTAGAAAACTAATGGGTTCTAATGTTGATGATGTAGTAAAACAAACTGGTAAAAAAATAGATAAGAAAAAAGTTTTACGAAGTAAAAAAATTAAACTAGGTAAAGATTTAGTTGCTGCTGAAGCATCATCACAACTTGTTTTTGCAGATGACCCTGAAATGTTTATTGTAGCTAATTATATAAATGAAAAATTAGAAACTAATGAACTTGATGATAACTTTATTGGAGATTTTTTTGAGTATTTAGATGCTGATGAAGATAGTAGTGCTGCTCAAAGAAGATTAACTTTATTATTAGATGGTGGAGTTTTTACTGGAATAATAGGAGGAGCTTTTAAAACTGCATCACTTACTAAAGATGCACTAGGTAGTGTATTAAAAAGAATAAAAAGTAATCCTGAAGTAAAAGAAACTTTTAAAAAAATGTTAGCTCCATTAAAAGAAAAGTTAAAACCTTTTACTCCTAGTAAAATTGAAGATAGATTAGATGATGATGTTTTTGTTCCTATCCCAAGTGAAGGGGGTAGAATTAAACAAACTACTACAAATATTTTAAATGGAATTAGAAATCTAAGAAGAAGATACTTTACTACTAGAGGATATTATAGTTCAGAAATGCACAATATTATTTTAGATGGTGAGTTAGCTAAAGCTGGATTTGAAAAACAAGCAAAAAATTTGTTAGATGATTTAACCTATCAATCTAAACAACTTGTTAAAGAAGGTGAATTTAATGCTCCTCAAGTTACTAAAATGTTAGAAGATTATTTATCTAAAGAAATACCTTTAAATGAGTTACCTAAAGGTTTACAAGATGTAGCTGTAAGAACTAGAGATACTATTGATGATTTAAGTAGATTATTATTAGAACAAAAAAATATACCTGAAGATTTAAAATTTGTTATAAGAAGTAACATAGGTAAATATTTAAGAAAAAGTTATGAGTATTTTGAAAACCCTAGTTACAAACCTAGTCAAGATGTTATAGAGGGAGCTGTAGAAAGTATAGCTGAAAAGTTAGCTAGTAAATCTGTTCAAGCTTCTTTATTTGATGATACTGCAAAATTAACTTTAGATAATGCTCGTATAGAAGCTAGAGAAATTGTAGATGGGTTATTAGGTGATTCAAAAAATATAGACTTTTATTTAGATAAAGTTTATGGATTTAAAAAAGCAGACATTTTATTTCAAACTAGAAAAGAAATAGATGAACCTTTAAGAAAGTTTTTTGGCGAAAGAAAAACTCAAGATATAGGTAAGACTGTTTTTACTACTATAGAAACCCTTGGTAAGTATTTATCTGATTTAAAAATGTATGATGATTTAGCTACTAAGGGTGAAGGTAAATGGTTTTTTAAAGAAGGAGCAAGTCCAACTACAAGAACAAGAGTTGCTGCTACTATAAATGGACAACAATTTGGTTCTTTGGATGGTATGAGAACTACAAAAGAAATAGCTAAATTTTTTGAGCAAACTTCTACAGGAACTTTTGAACGATTATTATCTCCTCTTTTAGCTTTTAAAGGAGTAGGACAAGCTGTAGCAACTGTATATAGTATTACAACTCATGCTCGTAATACTATTGGTGGTGGTATTATTATGGCACAAAATGGATTAAATCCTTTTAGTAAAGAAACTAGAGATTCTTTTAAAACTTTAACAAATGAACTGTATGCTAGAACCCCTAATAAAGATAAAGCTTTAGAAGATTTATATGTTAAATATCAAAATTTAGGTATTGTAAATCAAAATGTTAGAGTAGGTGAATTTAAAAAATTAATAAATGAAAACTTAACAGATGCTAACTGGGCAAAAAGATTAGATAGAGGATTTGTTGAAATTTTTGGAGATAAAAGTAAAAAATTATTTAATAAAGTAACAGATACTTTTAATAAAACTTATGTTGCAGAAGATGATATATGGAGAATAGCATCTTTTCAAAAAGAATTAAATGTTCTTAAAAAAGCATTCCCTAATAGAAGTATAGATGAATTAGAAAAAGAAGCAGCTACTATTATTAGAAATACTTTTCCTACTTATAATTTAGTTCCTTTAGGTGCTAGAGAGTTAAGAAAAATACCTATATTTGGTAATTTTTATTCTTTCTTTGCAGAAAGATGGAGAAATAATTATCATACTTTAATTAGAGGTATGGAAGAAATTAGGTCAGGTAATCCAGAATTAATTGAAAGAGGTTATCAAAGATTAGCTAGTCAAATGGCTGTTGGTTATTTAGGTAGTGAAGGTATAAACAGATATACTAAATATGCCTTTGGAGTTAGTGATGAAGAAGAACAAGCTATAAAAGATGTTGCCTTACCTTATTGGTCAAAAAATGGAACTATAGGATATAAGAGAGATAAATTTGGTAATATTTCATTTGTAGATTTAAGTTTTTCTGACCCAAATGCTCCGGTTTTAAATGTATATAATTCTTTTATGGATGAGATATTTGACCCAGAATCATCACTTGATAGTGTTTCAGATAAAGTAGCTAATGCAACTATGGAATCTTTAAAAACATTTGTACAACCTTTTATTGACCAGCCTTTATTTACTGACAGATTAGCAAGAGCATTTATAGGTCAAGATGAAAATGGTAATGATATTCCCGGAACTAACCCAAATCAAAGTTTTATAGATAATGCATTTGCAAGTTCTAAATATGTAGGAGAAGTTTTAATACCAAGATTTTTAAGAGAAGGGGCTAAGTATACTAGAGAGTTACAAGAGGGAACATTATCTGGAGAAGAAGCAGCAGAAGAATTTATAGGTAAATTAACAGGCTTAAATTATACTTCTGTTAATACTGATAATATAAAAAGAAGTTTATTTTACAAAATAAAAGAATTTAATACAAGCTACGAAGCCACTCAAGATTTATTAAATATATCAAAAGTTGAAACAATAGATGATGCATTAGAGAATTATTTACGAGCTAACAGAGCATATTATAGAGACTATGTAACTTTAAATAGAGCTATAAAAGGAGCAAGAACTTTAGGAGTTAGCACTAAAGATATTAAAAACTCCCTTAAAAATATACAAGGTACAGGTTTAGGCTCTATAGAAAAAAGAGGATTAGCATCTTACGATAATACTTTTCAACCTATTCGTTTAGCTGATGGACAAATAAGAGCTTTATACAATGCATCTGATTATACTGGTATGAGTTTTCAACAATTTAAAAGAAGCTATAAAAAATTATACAATCAATTAAGTATTTTACCTTTATTACAATACGAAGATGATTTAAATGAAGCAGAAAAAGAAGTTATAAGTATTTTAAAAAGACCTAAAAGATTTATCAGACAACAAAAAGTTGAAGGTGGTTTAATTACAGGACCAGAAGTACCCGACACCAAAGAAGACCCAGCAGACCGAGTAGACCCTTTTACTGGAGAACCTTACTCAGCACAAATGGAGGAATTAGGATTATGAATATAGAACTTTGTAAAGCTGAAATAAAAAGACACGAAGGTGAAGTGTTAAAAATATACGAAGATAGTTTAGGCTATAAAACTTTAGGTATTGGACATCTTTGTCAACCTGAAGACCCTGAATATTCTTGGGAAGTAGGAACTAAAGTATCTCAAGAAGTTGTTGATATGTATTATGAGCAAGACTTTCAAAAACATTACAAAGAAACAATACATGTCTTTGGTAGCGAAGAAGACTTTGAAAACTTACCAGAACCTATTCAAAGAGTATTAGTTAATATGTGTTTTAATTTAGGTGGTACAAGATTATCTAAATTTAAAAATATGTTAAAGGCTTGTAAAGAACATAACTGGAGTGAGATGGCTAGACAAATGGAAGATAGTCGTTGGTTTGGACAAGTTGGTAGAAGAAGTATTGAATTACAAAAGATGGTATTAGAATGCTGCTCTACTTAGAAAAAGATTTAGATAGGGCATATAGATTAGATTGTAAAGCTAGAGCTAAAGTTAATGAACCTTGGGTAACTAGAGAACAGTTTAGAAGTCTATATGAAGATTTAATCAGCTTACATTTAGTTAAAGCTGAGAAGGAGGATATATTAATAGAAGATATGCCTGAGTGGGTGTTAAATTCTATTGATGGTATGTTAGAGGGAACATTAACTTTAGATAAGGAGTAATATGAAAGCGTTATTAAAAAATGTAGTAGGTGCTGTAGCTCCAACACTAGGTACTGCTTTAGGTGGTCCTATGGGTGGCATGGCTGCTAATATGATAGCTGAAGTTTTAGGTGTACCTAATAATCCAAAAGCAATAGAAAAAGGTATATCAGAAGCAACACCTGAACAGATGCTAGAACTTAAAAAAGCTGAACAAGCTTTTGAAGTTCAAATGAAAGAACTTGATGTTGATGTATATAAATTAGAAGTAGCAGATACACAAGATGCTAGAAAAAACTTTAGTAAGGATTGGACTGCTCGTATTATGGGTATAGCTACAGTAGGTGGCTTTCTAGGATATATATTCTTAGTAACACTACAACCACCAGAGCAAAACAGCGAAGCTCTAATTAATTTAGTGTTAGGATATTTAGGTGGTTTAGCATCAGCAGTTATAAGTTTTTATTTTGGAGCTTCTAATTCTACTAAAGACTAATGGATGCAGTAGCGTTAATAAGTGAAGTAGGCTTTCCTATAGCAGCAGCTTTAGGTTTAGGTTTATTTATATGGAAACTTATAAATAGAATCATAGATGGCATGGAAACTAAACTAGATACTTTAGATGATAAAGTGCAAGTTAGTTTAGATACTATGGAAGAAAGAGTTACAACTAAACTTGACAGTCAATATGGCATTATTGTCAGTTTAATTGACAGAGTAAGAGCAATGGATAATCAAAGTATTAGACAAGATGTTCTTTTAAAAACATTGTTAGGCGTTCCTAACTTAATAGATATAGAAAAAATAGCAAAGGCAGATAGAGATGACCAAAGGAAAGATTGATAAAATAGAAAATGTACATCCAATGACACAAATAACAGTAGCCTCCATTATTCAGGTTACAATGTTTGGTTTAATGTTTTTAGTGTTTTGGATGAACTCTAAACTTTTTGCAGATGAAATGGTTCATCAATTTAAAAATCCTAGTTTTAGTGGTGTAGGTACATCTGCACATTATCTTACTATAGAAAATCAAGAGTTCAATCGTAAGATGTCTATCAAAGAAGAATTAAAAGCTTTACAAGAACAAATAAAAAGAGACAAAGAAAATACAACACTTGCAAGATTTATAAGAAATTTAGAATCTAGAATATATGCACAACTATCAAGACAGTTAGTAGAAAACTTATTTGGAGAAACTCCTAGTGAAAGTGGTACACTAACTTTAGAGGGTAACACTATTACATATAGTGTTGAAGATGGAATAATAACTTTAGTAATTACGGATAGTGATGGGAATGAAACTACTATACAGCTTCCTATTGGCAATTTTAGTTTCTAGTTGTGCAGTCTTAAACGAGAACAAAGACCTATCACTAACTAGAAATATATTACCTGCTAATATTTTAGATTTACAATCAGTTGAATTAGCTGAATTACCTCCTGCGAAAAAGAAACCAGTAATAGCAGTATATAGAGATAGCTTTCAAGATTTAACAGGGCAAAGAAAAAGTAATAGTAGCTTTGCTTTATTTAGTACAGCAGTTACTCAAGCTCCAGAAGCGTTGCTTATTAGAGCTTTAAAACATGCTGCTAATGGTAATTTTTTTAGAGTTGTCGAAAGAGTAGGTTTAGATAACCTTACTAAAGAAAGACAACTAATCCGGTCAACCAGAGAGAACTTTGAAGAAGACCAAAAACTACAACCTTTATTATTTGCTGGTCTTATAATACAAGGTGGAGTTATTAGTTATGACACAAACATTCAATCTGGTGGTATTGGTGCTAGATACTTAGGAATAGGTAATAGTAAACAATACCGAGAAGATGTAGTAACTATATCATTGCGATTAGTTTCTGTATCTACAGGTGAAATATTAATGGAATCTGCAGTTTCAAAAAATATTTTATCGACAAGTATTTCTCAGGACATCTTTCGTTTTATTGAGCAAGGCACGGAACTTGTAGAGATAGAGGGAGGTGTTGCTGAGAATGAGGTGGGTTCTATAGCTTTGCAAAAGGCAATAGAAACTGGAGTATTAAACTTAATAGAAATAGGAATAGAAAGAGGGTATTGGGAATATGAAACAATTAATATTGATGAACCTAGTTGCGATGATGATTGCATCGCCAACATACGGGGCTGATAATGAAATATATATTGACCAATCAGGTGCTACTGCTAATATAGATTTAGAACAACTTGGTTCTGGAAATATTATGGGTGGATTAAATTCTGTTGCTGGAACTTTAACTGCTTTAGATTTAGATGGATTAAATTTAACATTAGATATTAATCAAATCGGAGATAGTAACAAGTTTCTTGGTGATATTACAGGTGATTCTGTAACAGGATTTTTTGAATTTGATGGAGATAGTAATACATTTACTATCCAAGCAGACCCAACTAATACTTATGGAATTGATAATTCTAACTTTAATGTAGATGCTACAGGTAGCAGTAATACTTTTACATTAGATGTAGGTACAAGTGCTATGGCTAGTAATACAGATTTAGATTGGATTATTAATGGTAGTAGTAACACACTTGATTTTGATATTAACTATGATGGTGGTACTTCTTATGTTGATATAGATGGGGATAGTAACGAAGTTACTTTTACAGGTAGTGGTTATGCTGGTGGTTATTTTTATTTAGACCAAACCGGTAATTCTAGAACTTTCAATATACAACAACTAAGTACATTAGATAATGATTGGCTCAAGATACTTTCTACTGGCAACTCTGGTACTGTCTGTGTTATCCAAAACGATGGTGGCACAACAGTCGGATGCTAGTATAGGAAGCGTAACAGAACTTAAAGGTACAGGCAGAATTGTAAGGGACATACCTTATGATGCTGCCTTATCTTTTGGTATAGAAAGTTATGATAATGTAGAAACTTCTAATGGTAGAATAGGAATAACATTTCTTAATGATACTAGAGTTAGACTAACAGAACATTCACAATTAGTTATAGATGAGTTTATCTATGACCCTAATCCTTCAAAGTCTAAAATGGCTTTGCAATTTGCTAGTGGTACTGCAAGGTTTATTACTGGTAAATTAAATAATATAAACAAAGAGAACATTGCTATCTCGACTCCGAGTGCTAATGTTTCTATTCGTGGTACAGACTTTACAATTACAGTCAATGAGATTGGAGAGTCTTTAATTATATTACTGCCCAAAGATGATGGTACTCCTAGTGGAGAGATATTAGTAGCAACAGCTATAGGAGAAGTATTGCTTAACAAACCCTATCAAGCTACTACAGTTTCTATGTTTGAGACAGAACCTACTAAACCAGTTATATTAGATATTACTTTAGAGTTAATAGATAATATGTTAATAGTAACCCCACCACAGGAGAACATAGATGTACAGGGAGAGAATGGAAGTAGCGTTTCTAATATTCTTGATGCTGACTTCCTTGAGTTTGATGATTTAGAAGTAGACTATCTTGCAGAAGATGAGTTAGAGTTTACTGAATTAGATATAAATTATTTAGATGTAAACTTTCTTGAAGACTTGTTAGACATAATACAAGATGTAAATGAGTTAGACCAGACAGAAACTTTATTAAAAGCTGACTTAGATTTAAAAGGAACTACTATGGGCTTTGATGCTAACACCCAAGTCAATACTTTTGCTACAGATAATATCATAACATTCTTAAAATCATTAGAAGATACAGTAAGATTAGATTTAGATAAATCAGGTTCTTATACTGTTATTCTTGTACAAAATGGAAAGAGTACACAAATTATAGTAAATGGTGGAAGTTCATCAACAATTACTATAAAACAGGGAGATTAGAGAAAATTGACCTCACAGGATGCTCTGTATTGCAAAGTTAGAGGGTAAGTAATACCTTGGCTTCAAAAAGACCTATTATTTAATCACGGGCTTCTAAGAGGCTCTGGTGGCATTTTCGGATATTGTGTAGATTTGTATAGGTTTTTCTTTACCTTTTACATAAATATCATCTAATCTGTCTAATTTTATGTCTGTTTGCTCTGCTGTTGCTTGAGCAATGACAATATCTTCTCCAACTTCTTTACAACTACTCTCCATTCTTGCTGCTAAATTTACTGCATCCCCTAAAGCTGTAAAGTCAAACCTTGTTTCACTACCCATATTACCAATAACAGCAACTCCACTATTGATACCAATGCCAATATCAATACCTAGTCCTGCTTCTCTCATTTTCTTTTTAATTTCTATAGCTGTTAGTATTGCCCTGTCTTCATGCATATCTAAATCTAAGGGAGCATTAAAGATTGCCATCATTGCATCACCTATATATTTATCTACCATACCTCCATACTTTTTAACTGCATCAGACTGTATGGTCAAAGCTTTGTTCATTATCTCTGTTACTTGCTCTGGTTCTAGTTTTTCAGATAAAGAAGTAAATCCTCTAACATCTGTAAATAAAAAGGTGCAATATCTTCTCTCTCCTCCAAGTTTTAAAAGTTCTGGATTGTCTTGTAATTGTTTGACTTGTCTTGGGTCAAGATAATGCTCAAACTGTTTCTTGATTTGTTGTCTTAATTTGTATTGAGTTCTAAAGTTTAAATAAAATTGTTGAGTAGCAATTAATAGCATACTAATTAAAGACCAAGTTACATCAATTAAAAAACCTCGTAATATAAAATAGTAACCTAGCAAACATATCGAGAACATCAATGTACCTGCTGAAACTAACC